AGCACTACATACACTTGTGTATGTATTATTAATTAGAGGATCGATGGAATTAAATATGTTCAAATAAATAATATTGGCTCTTATTAGCTCTTATAAGATTTAATATTATTGGTATAACGATTGAATTATATTAATATTCTTTATAAGTATTTAAAGACTTTGAACAAAGTTTAATAAATGGACAATAATATAGCCAGAATCGACGCCGTGTTAAACGAGAGACTACTATCGCCGCAGTTATCATTAGAAATAGCAAGATTGTTACTGGAATGTGTATTTGTTAGTTGGAATAAGCCAGAGAATGTATTGGAAGAAAAGACTGTCCGTAAATATTTAATAGTGGATTTTTATCAAATATTGTGTAAAAACCAAACCGTATATCTTGAAGAGATGCAGGATTTCAGCAAGACCGCAGACGAACATCTTTTGACACAAAATAAATTCAAAAAAATAACAGAATTGGCTTTTCTTTTACAGAAGAAGGATTATCATGATGAGATTATTTATTTAATGAATATATTGTCTTAAAACCCCGTAGTTTTATCGATTATAACTTCCTTTGTAATGTTCTTGTTCTTTCTGTCTTGCTTCAAAACTATTTTTACAGTTATAAAAATTTACTATGTTCATATTCCAGTTGGACCAATTGCCATGCTGTCTAATAGTTTTGTATAATTTTAAATTGTAACCTTGTGAATTAATATTATTACAAGTTAGTTTATGCGCAATCTTTCTTTGAACAAAATTTACAGTTTGACCTACATATACATCTTTAATTAAAGGATCTTTACAATAAATTTTATAAATAATTGTATTTGAATAATCTATATCAATTTTTGGCATAGTTATTAATATAAACAGTTTCTAAATTAAAAGCTTATAAATATATTAAAATTTATACAAAATTATAATTAGACTCTTACTTATATAGCAGTTAAATTATTTTTAAATAATTATTTATTTCTTTTTGAAACTAATATTACACTAACAAATCAATGATAGTGTTGTAGAAAGATGTTATTTTGTAAAACAAGTTAAAAATACCCATTTATGTTGTAATATATTCTTTATAAATGCTCAAGAAGGCCTCTAAAAATACCACTATAAATGTGCTAGTAATAGTCGAATCGCCGGCAAAATGTAAAAAGATTGAAGACTATTTGGGTCCGGGTTACAGAGTATTAGCATCATATGGCCACCTTAGAACCCTAGATGGTCTGTCATCGATTGACATTGAAAACGGATTTAAACCGGCTTATACGATTATTCAAGAACAAATCAAGTTAAAACAGATTGAAAAATTGCGTTCAGAAATCGCCAAAGCGGATGAAGTTATTTTAGCAACCGATTCAGATAGAGAAGGAGAAGCTATCGCATGGCACCTTTGCGACCTATTTGGTCTGCCGATAAACAAAACGAAGCGCATTGTTTTCAACGAAATCACTGAGCGAGCCCTACAATTAGCAATCAGAAACCCTGTTCATTTGAATATGGAGCTAGTTTACGCCCAGCAATCGAGGCAAATCATTGATTTGTTAGTTGGTTACACAATAACACCCTATTTATGGAAATGTGTAACCAAAACCAGCAAAAACAGCCTAAGCGCCGGCAGATGTCAAACCCCCGCGCTAAAATTAGTATATGACAATTATGTATCGTTCAAAGAAGCGCCAGGAAACCTTATTTACAATACAACGGGATACTTCACAAACATGAATCTTCTCTTTGACTTGAATAAGCAGTTCGAAACAACCGACGAGGTCCTTTGTTTTTTAGAGCATTGCGAAATTGCGACTTATTCTTGTTTCGTGGGTGAACCGAAGAAATCCATCAGAAAAGCACCTGAACCGCTTACCACCTCATTATTACAGCAAATGGCGAGCAATGAACTACATATATCGCCAAAAGAGACAATGAAATATGCTCAGGAGTTATATGAAGGAGGCTATATTACTTATATGAGAACGGATAGTAAGAAATATAGCGGTGAATTTATCGAGAATGTGAAGCAATATATTGTGAGCATGTATGGTCCGCAATTTGTTAGCCAGAACATTGATTTGTTAGCAGGCCTTAAAGAAAAAGAAAAAGAAAAAGAAGAAGAGAAGGAAAAAGAAGTAGGAGGAGCACAAGAAGCTCACGAAGCAATCAGACCAGTTTCAATAAATGTGATAAATGCGGCAGAGGTTTCTGCTAAAGCCATATCTTTGTATGCGTTAATATGGACAAGGGCGCTAGAAAGTTGTATGGCATCCGCGCAATACAATATTCTAACCGCAAAAATCCAATTAGAACCGGTATATGTCTATAAAAAGGACAATTGCGAATTTAGTTACAAGACGGAGCAGGTCGTATTTGAGGGGTGGCAAATTGTTTCCTTAAAAAAGGAAAAAGAAAAAGGAAAAGGGACCGAATACCAATATTTTATAGCAATGAAAAAGTCGGATAAGGGTTTGTTAGTTGTTCCAAAGAAAATCGACAGTAAATTCAATTTAATAAATCTAAAGTCGCATTATACAGAAGCCAAATTGGTTCAACTATTAGAAGAAAATGGAATAGGAAGACCGTCCACCTTTGCTTCCCTAATCGACAAATTATTAGAACGAGAATATGTCAAAAAACAGAATATAGAGGGTAGAAAAATAGAAGGCGAAGATTTTTCATTGATTATAGGAGAGGAAACAATTCAAGAAACCCTGGTAAAAAGGGAATTTGGCAATGAAACTAACAAATTAGTAATACAACCGCTAGGTATAATCGTAATAGAATTTCTGGTAAAGCATTTCGACAGTTTTTTCAATTATGATTATACAAGAGACATGGAGCACTCGCTGGACCTAATTGCGCGAAATGCTAAGCAATGGACCACACTGTGCGACGAATGTTATAAAGCATTAATATCTATTACAAAGGACTTAAAGAGCGAAACCAAATTTTCGCTAAAAATAGACGACCTCCATACGCTAATTATTGGCAAACACGGTCCTGTTATAATGCGGACAAGCCAGCCGTCAAACACCCTACGACCGGCTACCTCCTTTATACCCGTGAAAAAAGACCTAGACATTACCCAGGCGCATTTGATGAAATTAGAAGACATGATTGACCCTGTAAGCAAAGCAAATGGTTCCATCGGCAAATACAAGGGCGAAGATTTGTTTGTAAAGAAGGGTAAATATGGGTTATATGCGCAGTGGCTAAAGGACGGAAAACCAGAATTCAAGTCTTTGAAAGAGCTCGATGTTATAACGCCAGAGCAAGTCAAATACCTGGATGTGTTGCGTATTCTAGAAAGGGATACGACTTTGGATCCGAAAAAACCGGTTGGGTTTGTTAGAGAACTGTCGGCGACACTCAGCATCCGAACGGGCGAATTTGGCGACTATATTTTTTATAAAAAGCCGCGGGATAAGACTCCAAAGTTTTTAAAGCTGAAGGACTTTACCTCTGATGCGAGAAAATGTGACAAAGCAGTGCTGCTAAATTGGATTAAACTAACCTACGCGGTGGAATAATAATGGCACCGGTTCGGTCCTTTTAGGGCACCTTTTCCGCGCATATTGGAATTAATTTGTGACCATATATGGTCTTAGAAACGGGTTCTAATAATATATATTATATGAAATCATTTAAAGACGCATCTATTGATAAACTTGTTTTTGATCCACCTTATTCAGCACATCAATTAAAAGAAAAATACCAAAACAATGGTATTGCATTAAACAATAAACTTGATAATTCTTATTGGTCTAAATGTAAGAAAGAAATTGGAAGAATAATGAAAATAAATGGTAAAGTTATATCGTTCGGTTGGAATACAAATGGTGTAGGTAAAAATAATGGTTTTGAAAAAACAAGAATTGTTATAATTGCACACGGCAGCCAACACAATGATACACTTGCAACAGTAGAGGTTAAAGTTAGATAATGTTAAAATTATTGGACCTATTCTCTGGAATAGGTGGGTTTAGTTTAGGATTAGAATCTACAGGAGGATTTGAGACAATTGCTTTTGTAGAGAAAGATGACTTTTGCCAAAAAGTCTTAAAAAAACATTGGCCAAACATAACCATAGAAGGAGATATACGAAATGTCAAAGGAGATAAATATGAAGCAGATGTCGTTACTGGAGGATTCCCCTGTCAACCATTCAGTGTTGCAGGAAAAAGAAAAGGAACAGATGACGATCGATACCTCTGGGACGAAACTATTAGAGTCGTTAGAGAATGTAAGCCCAGATGGTTTATTGGCGAAAATGTTGAAGGCCTTATTAACATCAACAACGGCTTGGTACTCCGACAGGTGCAAACTGACTTGGAAAAAGAAGGTTTCGAAGTCCAATGTCTTGTTATTCCAGCTTCAGGCGTCGGTGCTTGGCACCAAAGAAAACGAATCTGGATTATGGCTTACTCCGACAGCAACGGACATAGGAACAAGATCAGAAGAGGCAATGGAGAGAAGGAAGAAATACAGAACAAGCATAGGCAGAACAACAGTGCCACCAGGAAATCTAGCAGAACAAGTTCAATACGGAAAACCAGTATTGAATATGTATCCAACACCGACACAAGATTCAGTATCGGAAAGAACGAAGAGATACAAACAAGGAGGACTTCCATTAACAATGGCAGTGAAGATGTATCCAACACCGACAGCATCGGATTCGGAAGGTGGAATATCAAAGGATGTAAAAATGAAGAATGGTCATTTCTACAGGGAAAACAAAAAGGGAGAGAGATGGGGAGTGAAGTTAAGGGATGCAATGAATATGTACCCAACACCAACAGCAAGAGATTGGAAAGACACAGGTCAAAACAGCAATTACAAAAGAATGGCAGAGAAAAGCATTCTATCCGGAACAGTAATGATGCAACAAAAGAAAGTTGGTGGCAAACTCAATCCAGAATTTGTGGAGTTCCTAATGGGGTATCCTTTGAATTGGACAAAAATAGAAACAACAGAATAAAATCTTTAGGTAATTCTATTGTACCACAAATAGTTAGACAGCTCGGTTTTGCTATACTTGAAGCAGAAAAATAATTATTCTTGAGATATTTGTTCTTGTTTTTCTTCTTGTTGTTTTTCATTAACAACATCAAAGTCAGCCTCTACAATTAAGCCTTTGTGATCTTCTAGTATTTGTTTCATTTTAAATTCTAATTCTTGTTCTGTCATATCCTCTAATTTTCCGTGTTTGATAATCTTTTGTTCAATATATAAACCAGCTGCTTTACCTCTTGCGACTTCAGCATTGATAGCTGCTGACCAAGCACCCTTTGCTCTTGATTCCTCTCTTAACTTTGCAAGTTCAGCAATATGTTTTTCAAATGTTATTTCGTGTTTCTTTTGCATTTCTTCACGAAGTTCACCAATATATTTAACAACCAATGGAAATTTTCTAGGGTTTCTTAATTCGCTTGCTCTTACATAAGCTGAATCTTTTTCATATCCGGCCTCTATTGCACATTCTGTTGCAGTTTTACGGCCTTCATTAAATACTAATAATTCAGCAAATTTAATTTGCATTTCTGTTAATCTTTTGGGAAGTGACATAATTACAACAATTA